ACTTCCTTGAGTGTGCGGTTGTTGGCATCCGTCCATGTATCTTTGACAGTAGAGAAACCAAACGACATGGTGCGCGTGTCACCGCGAGCAATTGACACCGACAAGTCACGGGCGTAACTGGTGTCAGGCAAGTCAATCTCCGAGTAAAGACCGTCATCGCGGGATTCAAGGCGCAAAGTCTTAGCGCGAGTGCTGCCAAGAATGAGGCGCTCATCGTGGTTGATGTAGGCGCGAATGTCATTTTTGGACTTGAGTGTGCGATCAAATGCACCAGGGGCAATGACTTCAGTGAAAGGCAATGGGAGTGACGGAGAATTGTATCGGGCAGCGTAACCGCCAAAAGTCATGCCATCGCCAGACTCGGCAGCTCTCACTTCAATAATGCCAGCGTCAAAGGTGCGAAACTCTACATTCATGTTGTATTGCCTTTCGTTTCTCATTTAGAACAAACCTATTGACAAAAGTTCGTTCTCAAGTTTCTGTCGCTTGCATCGCGCAACAATTTCATCTGTTGGATATTTGACGCCTTCAACGAAACCAAGATTTAATGTTGACCCGGCAACAGCACCGAAATTGTTAGCAAAGCCAAGAGTGAATGATTTGCCAATTGTGATGCTGGAAATCTTTCCTGAAAAATGCTTTGCCTTAGCGATTGGATCTTTGCTTTTTGGTGGCTGCCAATGTACTAATTTGTAAGGTGAATAGGCAGAACCACCAGCAGCTTCAGGTTCAGGCGGTGTTGGTGGCACATCAGGGGAACCTGCTGCACTACCCGTTGACGTTGTGACGCCAACAATGAAACCCTCACAACCGGGGAAACCAACAGCGAGACCAGCGGAATTACTGACACCAACAACTAGACCTTGATCGTTCTCAACGCCTGTGACAGAACCACTAGAAAGCGTGACACCACCGACAAGTCCAATTCGTGCAGCATTTCCCAATGCGCTGCCACTACTTGCGAGCAAACCCGATGCGGTGCCTTCAAACTCAACAACACCGGCAACGCTGCCAGTGAATGTTGTTGAACCTGTAACCGTGCCAGTGAAACCTTGAACGCCGGCAACAACGCCCGTGCTTGATGATTCACCAGCAACAAACCCGGTGCCAAAACCTGCAAGGGCGTTGGTGTTGAGTTTGCCTTGGGTTTGGCTGTTAAGCGTGAACAGCCCAGCCATGGCTTACGCCACAGATTCAGACAGGTTGCCAATTGCAATCGTGTACGTTCCCGAGGTTGCAAAAGTTTGGCTCGCATCTAAGGCTCTCCAGCCGTAAAAAGTGCCACCACTTAAAGCCGACCAGTAACCAAGGTGCGTGATCGTGGTTGAACCGGGAACTTCAAGAACGATTGCGCCAGCATTTGCAACAGCGCCTGCACTTGGACTAGCCCAACCCGCAAGTTCGCGCGTGTACGGTGAACCACTGACTTCACTGGTGCCCGTAGCACCGGGGTCAGCAGTGTGCAGTGAAACATGGGTTGCCACGGCAGAAAGACCGCCGAGCATTACATTTTTGCCAGTCGTATTGAGTGCCATTAGTTCTCCACAATCTTTGTGATATTTCCGTCAAGGTCGCGTTCAATGTTGCGTGTTCGTTTTGGTGTGTCCGGCAGGTTCACATTGACAACTGGTGCAGGCATTGCCCTAATGGATTCGGAAAGCACCGTTGCTATATCTTCCGCAATGTTTCTTTGGTCAATTTCAGAATCAAAACTTTTCACTTCGTATACAGATTCAGGGTCAACGGGATCAACCTGTGCAATCGCCTGCAACTGGACTGTCGGTAGACCTGTGTGAGCAATTGCCGGCAAACCAACAGCAGCGGCAGCGGCCTGTGGATCAAAGCCGACCTGAATCAGTCTCATCACCATGCCAACGCGCTTATCAAGTTCGGTGATGGACGCAGCGCCAAGGTCAACGTTTGCCAATGGCACCCGATAAACATCTCCACCCTCAACGGGCGTCATGTCCTCAAGTTTGTGAATGTCGTTGATGGACAGGAACCCAGCTTGAGTTGCTGACGAATATGCAGCGAAACGTTCGGTCAAGTTGGCGCGCAGTAAACCGTCAACGTTGAACCGCACGAAAGCGTTAGCCGACAGCATTGGTGAGTATGCCTGCTCAATTTTGGAAATGTAAGGCAGCAACGTGTAGGTGACGAACTGTTTGCTGTTCTCCTCCACCGATGCGTAGGACATTGAACCCGGCTTGGTGGACTGCAACAGGTGTGGAGGGATGCGGAAAATGCGCGCGATTTCTTCAACGCTAAACTCACGGCTGCCCAGCATTTGTGCTTCGTCAGGATCAACGGTTGTCTTGACGAACTTAGCGCCACCAGTGAGGATTCCAGGGCGGTACGCCTTACGCAATCCGCGATGCTCGCGCTCCCAACCATTCTTCAATTCCATGGCTTGGTCTTGCGTCATTTCATGCGGTGTCTCAATGATCCCGCTGACCGTTGATCCGGTGCCAAAGAATTGTGCGGAGAAGTCCTCAAGTGCCTTGGACAGTCCTAAAGTCTGTTTCATTGTCTCGATGCGAGAGACGCCACGCAAAACACCGGGCTTACGCAGCTCGGTTATGTGGATCATGTCGGCATCGGAAATGATGCGCTTGCCATGGTCAATCTTGTATTCAATAACACCAGCGGCGTTGCGTATGACTTCCACGCGGTGAGGTGCCAAGACGTAGAGGGCAACGATGTCGCCGGTGTCGGGGTTGCGAAGTTTGCGAACAAAGGCGTTGCCGTCGATCAACAGGGAAACAAGCAGCATTTGGAAGTGATCGGCGCGGGTAACCGACATGTCAGGCTCAGGATCGACCAACCATGAAGGCATCGGAAACGATTGGCGCTGGTCGCCAACCTGCACAAAAGTATCAACGGGAAGTGTAGAGATGACATCGGAAATCAAACGCACCGACGCATACACTGCGCCGATTGTGATTGAGTTTTCCTGAGTAATGCTTACACCGGCCAACGTGCGGTTAGGAATTTCACCACCCGTTTGAAACAGCGTCGCCGCGCTAATTGCGCGGGTCGCGTTAGGTCTTAGGAGTCGATCTAGCATTTTTCACTCTTTCCAGCGCAACACCTAGCGCGACGAGGATGACACCACCGAGGACGATGGCGGCAGGGGGAAACACCAACCACGCGCCAGCGACAATGAGAACCAAACCAATAAATTGCAGAAATGCGGCCATGCGCCAACTCCTCAAAAGAATTGCGGCACGGGCGCCGCCGGGATAACTTCAAACACCATGGCGCGCTCTAGCCCCATGATTGCGGCAACAGCAAGGTCAATCTTGCGAGCCGAACTTTTGTTTTCCTTGTAAATCCGTGTGCCACGCGAATCGGACTTCAGCACCGCGTTGCTCACATGACGATTCAGTGCAGGGTTGCCGTCATGGGTCAACTGACGTTCAAGCACCATTTGTGTGAACCGTTGCGTGGCTGGGGTCATGCGAGCAGCCGACTGTGGGAAGGCAACAACGGGCAAGCCCTCGGACTCCAGTACCTCCAACGAACGCGCCCAAAGGTGCGTGTCGGCAGTAAGTTCAACTACGCGCCAACGCTCCGCGCATGATCGGATCTTTTCCTCAACGTCGAGGATCGGGACAGTCCAACCAACTTGACCTGGTGGCTTTTCCCACAAGCCTGCAACAACGATGTGCGGGAACTCGCCAACCTCGACAGCGATCAACGCAGTCGAATCGTTGCTAAACGATCCGTCGAGGGCAAGCACAACGTTGACGTGGTCGGGGATCACTCGGGCGTTGTGACACTCTTGCCACGCAACCTCAGGCAACCATTGCCCCTGGATACTCACGGGGCGGTTGAACCAATAACGCTGCCATTCAGCCGTTGACGTTTGTGGATCATCGAAAGAATCAGCGATTGCGTCAAGGTCGAGCCATTCACCGGCTGGGCCATACACCTGTTTTAATCCTGCAACGCGGTCACGGCGCTTCTCAGCGTCCCACTTGGGGTCGGCTTGTACATGGTCGAAGTACAGGCCAGCATCCTTGGTGCGGCCTTCCTTGACCGCCTGCGCGTAGTCAAACGTGCCTTCAGCCACCGATTGTTCACCGGGTGCGAACATTGTCGTTGTCTCCAGCGCCCAACCGTTTGCAATCTTGCGCTTGAGCAGGTTACGCAGCACAACCTGGTGCAAGCGTTTCAACTTAGGTTGCACCCAAATGTGAGTCTCATCGAACACCGTAAAGGTTGACTTACCACCGTCGGCGCTGGAGTCAGCTGCTGTTTCGGGTCGGATCACGCCGCCACTAGGAAGCAGCGTTCGAGCGTAACCGGGGTCAATACCGGGGTACGTTTCCGCAAGGCGTTTTGATTCCTTGCACATGTACAAAATCGTGTCGTAAGTGTTGCCAGCCTGACCAAGTTCCGTTGCAAAGCAGAGAACCTCAGGACGTTTCACTGGTGCTCCGACGGGCTCTCCAGCCTCATATGGGTAACCCCACGCGCTGACTTCACCCTCTGTTGCCCAGTGATCAAAGCGAACAGGGGCCAAGGCTTCAGCCATTGCAATGAAGGCAGCGAGTTCAGACTTGGCGCGACCCTTAGGGCGACTGATCACCGAGCGCCTGATTTTCTTTTTGCCCGCTGCGTCAACCTCATACGATTTCACAACGAACTTGGCAAACTCATCGTCAAGGCGAATGGCTTCACCCTCAATGTCACCAGGGCCATGCACCAGAAAAGTTTCAATCCAATCGACCACGGCGAAGCCTAGGGACTTCATCAGTCAACAATCGCCTTCAAACGTTTCCGGCGCTCATCGTCCATGTTGACGGTCTGAGCGATCTCA